TTCGTCGGATCTACCGTAAGTGTGCGCACTATGCGGGCGGTCCTGGTAAGGGTCCTGACCTTGTGATCATGGACGACGATACGTACACCTTGTACGATCAAAACTTGCTTCAGAACAACGTTCGAATCAACTTGGTTGATGATAAGACTGATAAATCTAACACCATGGCGCTTACGCTTGGGTTGGCTTCAGTGGCATCGTCTATCGATCTTGATAAGGATGACTCAGCTTTTGCTGGTTCTGATGCTGCTGATGGAGTGTCTTACTTCTTGAACACAGATTACATCGAGTTTCCAATGCTGGAAGCCCCGAACATCTCTGAGTTCAAGGAACGTGTTGGTGATCAAGACGTTGTGACCGCTCTGTTTGCTATGCAAGGCAACATGATCTGTACTAAGCTTCCTGCACAGGGTGCTGTAACTGGAACCGCTGGCCTCACAGCCACCGTATAAGGAGTGTGAATCATGTCTAATTTCATCGCATCAGACCTCTCAACCACCTTTACAACTGAAAAGTATCCATTGGGTACTATTTATGTGCAGCCTGCTGAGCACGTTGACGGCACTTCTGGTGTCGACAGCGCAGTGGACTTTGATTTGGTTACAGGTCAACGCACATGGATCTTTGTACAGGCGGCTGAAATTATTACCGCAGGTCAACTTTGTGAGTATGACTTTACAGAGCACGTCACGGATAAGTGTAAAGCTTTTCGTGTTGAGCCCTGTGACGGTGACGCTGTAACGCCTTACCTGCTCGCAGGTGTTGCTGATCATGGTATTGCGGCAAGTTCGTACGGCTGGATCATCAAGCAGGGTGTTTGCGTAGTCAAGGCTGAAGGTGCAGTTACTGTACCGAACACGCTTGACTCTGACGGCGCTACTGGAGGCGAAGGTTGCGTCATGAACTCTGCAGGAGTCGATGGTAACATCGGGTTTACTCTTGAAGACCTTGACGAAACCAAAACCGGTTTCATCCAAGCGTACATCAACATTCCGTAGTATTTACTTCGTGATATACTTGGGGGGCGTGGCTTTCGGGTTACGCCCCTCTCGTCTTTTGGAGGTCCTGTGGACGTATCTCTTGGTGCCCTTCGTCAACGATTATTGAACTTCAGGTCTTGGGATAGTACAGGCGAGACTCTGGATAACCGCATCCGTGAGGTTCTAAACGTTGCGTTGGATCGGCTTGCTGGTGATGTACCTGAAGCTTTGATTCCCGATGAAGCACACGTTGCTCTTATCGAAGACGTAAAATCTGGTAACTCTGATGTAAACGCTTACGTAAAGTCTTGGAACGTTACTCGCTACAAATCTGACCTTACGTCTTATACAGATGACGATGCTCGACTTCTTATGTTTTTGGACGTAGATGGTAACCACATTGAGTCAAGTTCATCAAAGACTACATGGCGTCCTGTCGACACGGGTGAGTGGGACTACACCATGCACATTGAAGTGACGGATGCCAACACAGGTAGAGTGTATCGTCGTCAGTGTCTTGAGTGGTTTTATGACACAGTCATTCAGAGTGGTGGTGGTGGTGATACGGGCAATGATCCCATTAAAACCGTGTATTGGGGTGTTACTCTTGATCGACCTCTTTCGAGTTTGACTCCGATTACACAGTCCAACACCATTAAAGGTCATTCTTTTCGTATTCACCAACCTGAGTTTTTCTTGCGGGATGATGTAATGGAAGTGCTTGAGCCTGCTCGAATCTATGATAGTAGTCGGCAACAAGTGTGGGCTATCGATACAGCAGGTGCGTATCGTCAAGACATGATTGACTTTCAAGGTAACTCAGGTGGTCGCCCTTATCGAATGTGGAGAGGCCGACATGTTCAGATTCCTGCGCCCACTGAAGCACCTGAGATAACTCAACTAAACCTTGATCATAGTATACTCAGTTCATTCGGGGATTCTGCACTATACAAAAGTGATTTGTTTTGGGGGTACAAAAAACCTGAAAGCGCACTTGCTCCAGGTAGGTGGGGGTTGTGCTACACATACGTAGTTGGTAGGCGAGATAAAGAGTGGCAACAATCACCTGCTATTTCGTCTCGATCTGGTTCTGTCTCACGCGGTGGTGCTACTGCTGAGTTGGACAGTAGGGCAAAGGTAACATGGGCTCATGGTAATAAGCCTTTTAGTACAGACCCTGAGGTTGCGGCTGCAGGGAGCACTCATTTGGCGTCAGAGTTGAACACTGAGTTTGGTACGTTTGATCCATTGTTGGAGAGCGCACCGTCTCCAATCACAGAGTTTCGTCAATCGAAAATTGCGGGTATGACTCTTTTCGAAGGTGGGATTCCTGAAGATGCGGATTTTTCTCATTTGCCCGCTATGGTATTTGGTGCAACAAATATTGATGCCATGCTCGGTTTTGATGAGCAGACAGGTCTTCGTGGTGCGGGAGTAATGCCCTTCCTTTCTGATGTTGGGTTCCAAGCCGTTAGGGGTAGGTTTGGTCGTACGGGTTATCGAATTCGTTACTACTTAGCGTATTTGGGTAAGCTTAGCCCCGCTCACCCTGATGGCGACTTTAACAGTATGGAGGTTACTCCGAGGTACTACTACCTCTGTGAAGCCGAGCCTACTTACGATATGATTAACGATAATACGGGTCTTGATGGAAATATTTACTCAGCCTATGAACCACCTGCACCGTCCCGTGCCTCTCGTGATAGTTATAGTAGTATGACAAAGAAAGGTGGTCGGGTTGTTTGGCACGGTACGGAGTTGCCTGACTACAACCGCCCATTAAGGCACTCTACAGGTTACTATGCTTATAGTTGTTATCCTCATCAAGATTCCAGGTACGAGTTGGACTTTAGGGTTTTAAGGTTGCCTCGGAAGTATGTTGATGACCAAGACACTGCCCCGATTCAACGTGATGCAGTACCTGCTTTGATTGAGTTGGCTTTACACTATTTGTGCCTGGTAGACGGCGCTGATCAAAATGGCGCAGAAATTCACTTGAGAAGGTACGAAGAATTGGCCAGAAAATACCGTGAACGGTACGCAAATCCTGGTAGAGTTGTTGAGCCGACACCGCTTCTCGGCTATGCTAGACGACGCCGCTTGGGCACATTTAGCAACGAAACTTAACACCCACATGGAATGAACATGAAAGTTTTGAAAAACATGACGAAGTATGTCTCACCTATCACCCTACCAAGACTGCCGGTTGGCACTGTGATGAGTCGATTGACTCTTAACGGTCGTTACGAAGAGGCGATGTTGATTAGTGTGACTTGCGCCGACTCAGACAGCACAAAAAGTTGGGCCGGTACAGTGATGGCTAAAAACGGTATTGAGTTTGTATCAGGTGATACAGAGCATCGTGGCAAAACTGACTGGATGCCTAAAGAGTGGATTTATCACGAAGATACCAATGCTTGGTATGGTCCTAAGTTGGGCTCTGTTGAAGAGGAAGGTGAGATCATGGCTGAGCCAGAAGATACTACACCTGATGTAATTGTCGAGGTATCTGAGCCCTGGGAAGGGGAGAAGTACTTTTCTTGGCGATCACGTGTCATGAAATCAGATTCACGCTTGAAAGCTTTGCCGGATATTAAAGATACTTTGTCGTCGATTTGGAAGGATAAATCTTTCGATAAGGGAATCCAGCTATAGTAGAGGTCGATTGTGGCAGGTCCCACACAGCAGTCAGTAAGCGCGATGGTGATTCCTCCAGGGGAGTCGCTTCGCTTTTACTCGCCAAATAGATTGGCTCAAAAGATTCAGAATTTGTACCGCACTGAAGAAGACACACTCAAAACAGTGATTGGTCCTTGTCAGTATTTACCTGCACCAATGAATAGTTACGCTAAAACGGTATCTACGCTTACTGGCGTATTTTTATCAGGTGAGCCTACGGATGCTACATCTATACCGGCTATGCCTTTTGAGGTGTCGACGCCGTATTCTATTTGCCAAGCTTCGCTACAAAATGGATCAGCCAACATGTTGTATGTGAAAGCTGGATCTATAATTTACCGGTATGAAGGTTGGCTTGGTTACTCAGCAGGGGATTCGACTGATACTTTGAGCGGTCAAGTTTTTAGTTTGTCTGACACTGTTAATCAGAGGTTTCCAGATAACTGGGTTATTTTTAACGACACGGTAATTTGGTGTAACGGTATTGATCGACCAAGAGTGTTTTCTCCTGACGGTATGGTTGTGCCTTTGGGGTTTGATCAGGCACCGGGTTCGCCTTTAGGTTTGGGGCCATCTTCGGCTGAGTTAGAAGATAAAGGTAGCCATTACCCAAATACATTAGGCTATTCTTGGGAAGGTGAAATCGGGACCGCAGGCGACTCTCTTGATGGAGAAAGTGGCGCAGTTCTTTCAGGTCTTTGGTACTATCATGCTCAGTACGAAGACATTCACGGGAACTTGTCTCCGTTATCGCTCAGAAGTTCTGCGGTTACTACAAGTGCTCAGAATGCAGATCCGTATGCTCCTGGCTCTGATAAAGAAACAGGTACTGAGTTTGATAATCTACTTAGGCAGTTTTTTGTTCGAATAGCTGGTGATGGTCCGGATCACGTAGTGGCTACCAGATTGTATCGAACACCTGACACAAAGAATGTTGGGGTAGATCCGCAGTTGCTTCAAAGGTTTCCAGGCAATCGGGCATGTAGTTATGCAGACAACATACCAGACTCAGGTTTGGGCTCTGTTGCAGATGATTTGGTACCCGTCCCGCTATTTAAATTGATGACAACACATCAAGGCAGGCTTGTTGTTGCGAATGTTAGGGGTGATCCCAGTATTGTACGGCGATCTCAGCCAGGGTTTCCCGGTACGTTTAGCAGCTTGGATTTTATCTACCCTGACAGTGGTGGTGCAGAAGTTACGGGGATTGCATCGCACAACGGTGTTTTGCTTTCTTTTACTGAAACAAGTGTTTACTCTCTTGAAGAATTTGGTCAGCCCCGACCACTGGCTCAAGGTATTGGCTGTATTGCTCCAAAGAGTATTAAGGCTCGACCAGATGGTAAACTTATTTGGCTAGGTCGAGATGGTTTTTACGGTTGGCGCAGAGGTGAGCAAGTACAAAAATTAAGTTCGCCTCTGGATAGAACAATTGTTGAGCAGATTAACAAATCTCAGGCTCATAAAGCAGTTGCTTATGTTGACCCTGAAACAAGAGAGTATCGATGTGCTGTACCATCTTCAGGCTCACTTTTTAACGATTTAATTTTGTGTTTTGATGGTCAATACTGGAGACGACAAAAACTTCATATTCATCTTGCAGATGTTACGGTCACATCAGATTTTAGGCGTTATCCTCTTGCGTTAGTGACGGACTACACTGCTGCCCCGAATCCGGCAGGCAGCGCTGGTGCGGGTAACGTTCTTGCTGATAATAGACTATCGCCAAGTTTGACTTCTAGTGCCTTAACAAAGGGATATGGTAGAGGTACTCCAAGTTCACTATATAGACCGACTACCAATATTTTAGTTTTAGATCGCTCCTTAAAGCAAGATTCGTTTGAGCCACCTAATCGTAAGATAATTTATCGATCAGGTTGGCTGCGTGGAGATGAATCGGCACTGACTCCTGTAAATGTCAGATCAATGTACATCGCTTTGATGGATTCATTTAATGGTACTGCCACGATTAGATTCTACAAAAATGGGTCGTGGAAGCCTCAAAAAGAAATGAATGATTTGCTGATGGTCGGACCTGATAATGAATCTGACGTGGTGTTGGATACGGTTGAGTTAGCTACAATTGGAGACGGTGTACCTGGCAGCGTACACCCTTCTAGTGAGTTTCATGATCCACGGTTGTTTTGGCGTCAAATACCTGTAGGGTTTGAAAATGTCAGCACATGGGCTTTTGAGATCGAAGTTGGTTTTGCTCAGCGTGTTTCAACTAATCGTACTTATGGGGCACTCACGGCATCGCCCGGGACTTTTGTGCTTGCGAGTAAAGCTAACAGTACCACTACAACTAACAGTTCCAATGAAGTAGTCGTGCCGCTTGCTTACCGCACAGTCAACATCAGTACACAACTATTGCAAGACCCTATAACGGATGAAGGTGCTAAGCTTCATATTGCGGGTTTCGCGTTTGAAACAAGTGTAGCGACTGGCGGCAATCCTCGTGGGCGAATCCCATCACGAACAGACAGGTAACTATATGCCATCAGTTTTTAGTAAACGATTTTTGTACAGAAAAGATATTCTTGACCCACGTGAAATGAACCAAGACTTTCAACCGTTTTCTGAGTTGGTGTCAGGTAATATTGATTGCGACAACATAAACGCTAACAGCTTCGCAACGGTGCCGCTGGCAACAGGGACAAGCTGTGTTCCTTACTATTCTGAAATTATTTGCCACCCTAGATTTACTGTTGTTCCATCAGACACTTACAACGGCGCAGGTAACCCTAACTTTTTAAAGTTCTCCGACTCAGATGATCAAACGCTCACACCAGTTCCGACAGGTGAGGGTTATAATGTACATGATAGTTACCAGGGTTTTATTAAAGAAAATCTACAAATTATTCCGATAGGTTCAAGTTGGGTTCCACTTGCCGGGGGTCGCGACGATATCCCAAGGGGTACGGTGCATGGCCGTGAACTAGAATTTGGTCGATCAGTAGATTTTACGATCAAAACGGAACAAACAACGGGTGAGTCTAAACTTTGGATCAACGCGTTTGTTCAGTACGTGAGAAATGGATTTGGTTACTCTTGTAACGAAGACCGGACTCATTTGGATACGAGCAACATAGATGCGACCAAATACGATGAATATCCTGCTAAGCGACCATTTGATATTTTTTATGTACCGGGAGCAAAAGAAGAGGCGTACCACCCTGAGCGTTGTGGACTGCATCATTTGTCTCAAGGCTTTAGTCCTGCCGATGTTCAATTTGCGATTCGCTTGAATGGTCAAATCTTAGAAGAGACCATTACTGGTAAGCGTATCGAGCACGAAAGATCATCTTTGGGGATGAGGCATCAGCGTACACGAGAGTTACAAGATAATGCAGATACGTCTGACCATATATTTTCAACCAACCCTGGCATATTTAAACTCCCTGGTCCGGCTCAGAAAAGAATCAAGGCTACAGCCTTAGGTCCTGAGGTGTATGGTACACGGTTAGGTACAGTCGTAGATGCAGGCCCTGGGCCGCACACAGTTGAAGTCGTGGCTCGACGACTGTTTTCAACGACGAAAAACACAAACATGCCTTTTGACGTTGTAGGTATCCACAACCGACAGCTTTTTGTTTGTGAGTTACCGGTAAATAGATCGTCTCAAGTGTCTTTTTCAGAGGCAGCTAGTTCTTTAATGCCGTCATTTGAAACTGAAGATCCGCTTACGGTAACTTCTTTAGGTACTCGCAGGAATAAAATAGAGGCTACGTACAACAATTTAGACGCGTTTGCTATTCGTGAAATGTCTTTAAGACAAGAGCATTTAAGATCAAAAGTACTTGTCGTTGATACACATGTACGAGAATACGATCGGGAAGTTTATAGAGGTGAGGGGGGTGAGGGAACAACCAGTACTCGATCGTCTTTTTTGCACTATGACCACCCACTTTTATGGCCTGCCGAAGCTGCTACAACAACGACTACTTCAGACGGTAAGGGTTGGTCTTACCTTGGGGGCAGCGGTGACGGTCATTCGAGAGTAACAAATTCCTATAAAAGTAGCGGGAGTGGTTACCAAGAGGGTGATCGAATACCAATTACGGACGATTCAGTTCTTGTCGTGTTTGCCGATATACAGCATATAGGCTTAAAAGCGCATGGTGACGCACCGTTGAGGCATCATCACCTTAATATGTTTGGGGCGTATGCGATTGGGCACAGAGAGTTAGCTTCGACGGCTGCATCAGGTAGACCGGGTAGCACCGATATTCCAGGTTCCGAGTCCGAGAGGGCAAGTGCTACTTGGACAATTGATTTAGCTTCTCGTGTTTACGTTAACTCTTGGAACCCCATAGGTAGAAGTGACCATTATCAACTAAAAGACAAAGGTGGTAAGAGTCAAAGAGTCTCCACAGATAAGAGAGTTGATAATGCTCGATATGCTAATCAAGAGACTCATATAAGTTTGATGTTTGTAGTGGCTGATCCAGTTCGACGTCGAGATACGAGTGGAAATTTTTGGAATATAGGGGATATTGGACTGTTTTTCTGTGCTCAACAGGCAGTGTATGACCCAGGTTATCCTACAGATTACAAAGATCGTTATTGGGATCGGGGCGGTGTCGTCATTGATCACGCCATGAGAAGTTATGGTTCGACAAATACTTATACGATCGAACCGCCTGAGATATTTGCGGGTAGAGCGTCTTTGTCACTTTTTCATCTAAAGAGATAGTTTATGTCGACGATTAATTTTACCTACACTTATGGGCTCGGTAACTTTAGTTCGCCCGGTCATAATCGCAATATTGGTAATCTTGCTGAAAACGTAAACACAGGCTCACTCGATAAAAATAACTTTGTCGACGATTTCGAAATTACAAGTGGCATGATCATGCGAGAGCAAAATGTGTTTTCTCGTGCGGACAATACGTTGGACACCACCACTTTTTATGGAGAGGCTTTCGGGGTTTCCCGGTCAGAAGGAAAAGCTTTTGATAAAGGTGGTGATCCGACGTTTAACGAAGGAATTAAGGCTGATAATCCAAATGTTTGGACGGGTGTAGCAGGTGCAGGTATCCGTTGGTATCAACCTTACTCGGTGTCTTTGGGTATTTTGCAGTGGTCTTTTTTCACATCTTACAACAAATGGATAATCGAAGATAATAATACTAATCGGTCTGAAGCAAACGCAGTAAACGTTAGTTCGTCTGTTGCTCAGATATCGACGATTGCTATATTGGACACCCCTGCGGGTTCTTTTTTTATCGACTCATCTCGCAGAAACTATGCTCACAACTGCGCGTATCCAGCCGGTAAGAAAGCTGCATTCGGTGTCTTTAAGGCCAGTAAGACACACAAAAGAATTGTTCAGCAAGAGGCGCATTCAGCCATTTACAACGATCAGCACTTTGTGTTTGATCACCATCCTTTTTACGGGTCAGGTTTAAACACGTTAAATAAAGGCTGGCATGAACTAAGAATCCTCGCTTACATGGAACAACCGACACACTTTTTCAAGACTCACCGAAATGTCCATCTTCGTTTTGGTAATCAGTTTAGAAAGCACAGTGTGATTATGAATGACAAACTTTCAGTCGGTATTCGTAATGCACGTGTCGTGACCTTTTTGTAGATGCGGGGTATACTTCTGCAGCGGGAGACTCAATGATTAAAGTACTTTATCCAGAACTAAAACTGCATCATTGGATCGGCTTTGGTGTGCTTTATGGATTTTGCGCTCTCGCAAGAGACTCAAACGCACTCGAAGTTGTTTATGCTGAATTGGTGACGGCGGCTCTAATTTATGGTGGCGTTCAAGCTGCTGGTGGGATTGCCAACTATTTCGCAAAGAAAAAGCAGACAAAGGATCAACGAGAGGCGTTTGCTAAAGGTGCCAAGATGATGGGCACTACAAAAGACTTTAAGGGTTTGACTAGCGCTGAAGCCAACCGGATACGTACTCAAGGCATGCAGAACGTTATGGCAAGCACAAGAGGCATTGAGGCCGATGTTATGCGTGGGGCAGGCGCAAAGCCTGACGCGTCTCGATTAGCGACACTATCGATACTTGCCAAGCAACGTGGCCAAGCTGCTGCGGGTCTTGAGGGTCAGGTTACTGCGGCAGACGCTGCTGCGAAGGAAGCAAGACGGACTCAGTTTCAAGGTAGGGCTAGTGCTCTTATGGGAGTGGGCCCTGCACCTGTGATTGGTAGTCCTGTGGGTTCCATCGCAAAAGGCGCAATGGCAGGTATGGATAAGTACGCTGCGGCGAAACAGGCAGAAGAAAAAATGGCGCTAGAAAAGCTTAAAGCAATGAGTACGCCTACGCCGCCACCAGACCCTGTCGAAAAGTAACGAGGAAATCAAATGGCACGTTTTTGGGACTTGTGGTCAGCATCCACCGACATTGATCCAGATGAAGCAAGCATTCGTGAAGATGAGTACCGACTGTTTGGGAATCTGACTCGTGAGTTGACTCGTCATTCAATCGCAAAAGAAAAGATTCTGGCTAAACGTAATCTTGCTAATCTTAAAGCTGACGTCGACATTGCAGGGCAGATTAGTAAGGAACGTACAAAGTACGCTGAGATTGCTGGCGCGGAAACTAGAACCAAGATTACAGCAATTTCAAGAATGGAATCTGCTCTCAACAAGTCTTGGGGCGATTACCAGACTAAAGCGTCTACCATTTACGATCCTGTAAGAAGTAAGATGCAAGAGGGGTTTGCGTCCAACAACAACGCAGGTGCGTGGTCAGCTTGGGCCGGTGGTTACTTTCAAAACGACATGCAGATTAGTCGTCAGTCGCCACAGTTTACTGCGACTTTCCGTGCAATGAATGAGCAGTTTGGTCGACCGTTTGAGTTGGATGATAAGGGTCTAATCAAGAGGGACTCAGGTGGTAACTTTATTCTTACCAAAAGCGGTCAATCTATACTTACAGATCAAGCCACCAAACGTGGTGTGCTTGAAATAGCTGAAGCGTATCAAAACGCAAAGGTCAGTCAGAACGTTGCGCTTGAGGGCTTTACTGCTACCAGAGATTTGATCGATCAGGCAAAATCCAACTTGAAAATGGGTAAGGTCGGTAATGCTGAAACAAACATTGCCGAGGCTAAAAACAAGATTGAAGAAACGAATGCAGCGGCATCTGCTGCTTTTGGAGTAGACGCTGAAGCGGCTATAGCAAAACTGGAAGAGTACAAAAACGCTGACGCAGAGTACCAAGACACTAAACGTGTGTGGAATCAGCTAGAAGAGAAGATTTTTAAGGGTGATGGAGATGACGGTCAAGCCTGGAAAACCATCTTTCAAGATGGTTACTTTAGAGATTGGGCTGATGATCGTGGATACGCTGTTGGGTACATAGCCGAAAATGGTCAGTACATTGCTCGCGGTGACGACCAAAGAGCACTCGTGGCATGGTTTAGAGAATCAAATAGAGATCCTGGCAAATACGCCAATACGGTTAGACCTTCTACAAATGACATAGTTCAAATTTTAGACCCCGAAGGAAACATCATTGCAAACGGCTACCGTATGAAGATTCATGCGGCTGACCCAAAAGGCGGTGTTAGAGTTGTTGGTTCTGATGGCGTTGTCCGTTTCTTTGAAAAAGATAAGATCGGCAAGGTTTTAGTTCGTAGTTCCCCCGTAAAGACTGAACCACAGTTTGTTGGATCAAAACGTAGAGGTAGGAAAGCGAAAGAACAACTGGGTGAGATTGGTAGAGACGTTGACCTGACTGCAGTTACCCCCGCTGAAAAAGTAACCGAAACTCAGTTTGCTGTTCGGCAAGATGAGATGGGTGACTCGTTCTACATGACGAAAGAAGAGTACGATGCTGCTCGTTCAAAGATGCAGTTTGTCACCAATAAGAATGTAGGCGACAAGCCTTATTTAGTTTCTGGTGATCAAGTATTTGAGATAGCACAGGGAGACGAGGGTGCACTGACCTTGACTCCTGTAACAGATGAGGTTGAAAAGAAAGCGGCGATTGAAGCACCGTCAACAGGTGTCTATACGACTGGTGATGGTCAGGCACTGACGCTGAACGATTTGATGGACGGAGACAAATTCAAGACTTCGTTAGAAAGCGGTTTTATTAGTGGTGGTGTCAACAGTGACGATGAAATCAGTGCTGCGCAACTTAAAGTTCAGCCCCCAGGAATCATACTTACGGATACGCCTAAAGGATTTGCACAAGGGCCTGAACGAAGCGTAGGCGGTACTACTTTTGTAGATGCTACGTCAGATCAACCTCGAACGGCTTCTACGGTACCGCCCGCTGAGTTGGAGGCTGCGAGAGCCGCTGCGGATAAACAAAGCGCTGACACGTCGCCAGATGATCCAAATCTCAAGGTTGACGTAAGCAAGCTGCCAACGTCACAAACAGAACTTGATATTGATGCGGTCTTTGAGGGTGAAGACGCCGATGATGATCTCGACGAACTACTGAAAGACGCGCCACCAGAAAAACCACCTTCTACAAAAACAGGTATTCCCGGTATAGGCACTGAAGGCATGCCATCTGAGCCTACTGATATACAAGCAGATCCTACCGCCATAGTTTCAGGTATTGAGGGCATGCAACCCCCAACGAAACCGAAAGTTACACGCGGTACTGAGGGTATGCCAGATGACCCAACTGATATACAGGCTGACCCCACGGCTGTAGTTTCAGGTGTGAAGGCTATGACGCCTCCAAAGAAACCTCCAGCTAAACGTGACGAGGACGATTTGGGCACAGGTGACTTAGTCGGAAAGGACATTCAAGTACCTCAACTCAAACCCGCACAGTTTATTCGAAAGGTATTGAGACCAAACGAAGAAAAAAGCCCGGATCTTTCGAGTTTGCGTGGGGCTTTAAAGAAAAAAAGGGCTGAAATGAGGGCTCAAAGGAAGGCTAAAAGAAAGACTGAACCAGTCTCACCTACACCAAGTGTGACTGATGGCCAGACTGATTTGAATACAGAACAGGAAGTTGCGTCATCGGATGGGGGTCAACAGTAATGGCTGAAACAACAACATTTGATCCTATTGCTTTTGCTCTTGGTAAGCCTCCACCCTCACAAGAGACGAGTACGGCTAAACCAAAGCCAAAGCCACCGACACCGCCACCGACACCGCCACCGACC